TGCCGAGATGCTTGTGGATCAGGGAGCCGGTGTAACTGCCGGAAGCCGCGTATTTGCCGGTCGCGTAGCCGTCGCCGCTGCCAGTCAGCACGAGGTCCTCGTTGAAATACACCTCGCCGATTTCCTCAACCTCGTGGCCTGCCAGGGTGACGACGATGTGCAGATACTCGTTCTTCGTTCCGCTTGTCGCAAGAAAGACCACGGTGCCGGAAACCTTAGCTTGCCCGTAAATTATTTGGCGCGGTGAGGTCGGGCTGCGCGTCATGATTCCGCGGTCGTTGAGGTCACTCATTGACGGCATCTTCGGTGCTAGTAGGCGCGATGCGGCCATGCCCGCTCCGATGATTGCCGAATACGCGATCACATTGGCCACGATTTCGATCGCCAGATACGTTCCTGCGCTCACTCCAGCTGGACCGGAGAATCCAACTATCGTCGTGACTAACCATGTTACAAAGGCTTCAAACATTATTCGTCGTCAGTTAAAGGGTTGTCTGATCCTTGTCCGCCCGTGCGAAACGCGGTCGCGTTAGCGTTGCCCCAATAAATCACCTTGTCCTGCAAGCCAGCGACGTATTCCAGCCCGTTGTCGCCAGGGTAGCGGCGGAGCTGCTCCTCGTGCGTATATCGGCTCTCCCGCGTGCGCTGAAAATCGACGAGCTTGCTCTCCACCGCGATTCCAATGGTCGCTTGTTTTCCGTCGTTGGAGATCGCCATCGTGTCCATCCGGCCCGAGAAGATCGTGATGGATTCGATCACTGCGCCCGTGTCCGCGTTGAGCGTGCCGAATCGCACCGATGCTGTTCGTCCTTGGTATGGTTCATCCAGCGCAGCCGCGACGAGATCGTTCGGCACTCCGGTCAGGTCGATCTTCAGCCCACGAGCAGATAGGTCTTCCGTTTCCTCGATGGTCGAGATCGATGAGAACGCGCCGATGCCGGCATACGTCACGCTGCCGATTGTAATCGTGCCGTAGCCCGTCCAGTAGCGCACCGTGCCAGCGTCGAAATCCAGCGACGTAGCGAAGAACGGGTTGAGCTGCGCCGCCGTTGTCGAGGCGAGGAGAGGAGCGGGAATCGTGCGGCTCATGTAGTGATCGACTCAAAGATCGAGAAATTCAGCCCGTATTTTTTCGCCGTGTCGATTGACCAGTCACACGTCGTCGTCGAAAGGCGGAAGACGCCCACGGCGTTGCTGTAAACGATCGGAGCATCGTCAGCGTAGTTGGTGCGCAAGAGCGGGAAGATTTCGTAAGAGGTCGCCGTGTTCACCTTCGTGATCTTGTGCAGCTTCGAGCTGCTGCCCGTCCCGAGCTGGATGTAATCGCCGACGGCCCACGAGCCGCTTCCGCCGTCAATCGTGATCGTCGTCGTGTTCGCGACGTGCGCTCCGTCGAGCTTGGGGTTGCTCGACATGTTGCCGCGCTGCGTCCCGTTGGCGTAGTCGCGGAAGTAGAACGTGCCGCGCGCAGCCATGATGAGAAAGCCGATGAGCTCCTCGGCGTCTGCGCGGTTCATTGGCGGGCACTCGACGTCTCCGCTGAGCATTGTGCCGGTCCAGTTGTAGCTCTGGCTCGAAAACGTGAACGGCGAGATGTTGCGAGCAACCGCGCTGATGGCCGAGAAACGCAAGGAAGCGATGCGAATCGCTGCGGGAGGGGTGAGAGGATAGGTGATGGCCATAATCGTCTAGAAACTCAAGCAAACGCACTACGATAGGCCCCGCCGCGGCGCACCATGTCGGGAATCTCGGCCTTGAGCCGCTTGCGCTCTTGCTCCAGGATTGGCGCGAGCTCGGCGCGACTGACGCCGGCCGCGATGTTGTAATTCACGGTCACGCCGCCCGCGCCCCCGTCGCTGCTGCCCATTGCGCCGTTCGGCACGATGCTGCCAGAGGAATGTGGAACGAAGAGCTCGGGGCCTTTTTCGCCGACGACGTAGGCACCGCCTGCGCCGACGGGTCCGCCCTCGGCGCGGAAGCCCTTGAGAATTGCTCCGCTGATTCCTTCCGCGATCGGTTTGGTCACGGTCTGCTGAAACACCATCCGCATTAAATCCATGCCGAGCGACCGGATTACCTCGCCGAGCTTTTGCCCGCTAAAAATTGCATCCTCGAAGCCGCTTGCGATCATGTTGCCAGCGTTGCGTGCGATTATCTGGAGATCGGTTTCAATGACTTTACGCTTGGAGAGTAGGTCGTTATATTCCCCGAGTTTCTTCTTCAAATCATCCATCATGAAGATGTCGCGCGGGCTCGCGGTAGTGATGTCCAGAGATTCCGTTTTGCCGCCCAGCGCCGAATTTAGGCTGCGTATTGCCCGTTCCTTCTCTTTTATCGCAGCATTGTTCTTTGCCTGTTGCTCGGTTTCAGAAAGTAGCGATATCGCATAATCGGCTTCCGTTTTTGCAACTGCGCCCATCGCTTCGTCCATCGACTTAAAAGCCGCGTAGGCCTGCTCAGCTTGAGTTTTTTGAAGCTCGGCGATCTTCACCAAACGCTCGGCATTTTTCTCGGCGTCAACCGACTTGTCGCTCTTCTCGATTTCGCGGTTGATCTTTGCGATTTCATCGCCGATCGCTGCGAATTTCACCGAGTCCGTTGCGCCAATCATCGAGATTGAGTCGCGCACGTCATCGGCTTGTTTCTTGAGCTTTTCCAGCTCTGGAGAAATGCGAGTGATTCGTGCCGCTGCCGCGGTCGCTCCGGTCTCAGCCCCGGTAAACAGTCTTGCGAAAGCGCCGATGCCCTTCGCCAAGGTTGACTGCATTTTCATCATCGCCACATCGACGAAGTTGGTCGCGACGGTTAACGCGTCCAGGTCCTCGGCAGACAGACCGAGTTTCTTCGCGTTCTTTTCCGCATCCTCCATTGCTGCGTTCAGCCTCCTCGCGCCTCCGATTGCCGCGGAGAATCCGAAGAAAGTCGCCATCCCGGTGCCGACAATTTTCGCCGTGGAATGGAGTTTGGTGAGAGAGTTCTGTGCGCTCGCAAACGCCGCCCGAGTCGCATCGACCGCCCGCAATGTGAATGTAGCTTCAGCCATGGTTTTTCAGTTTGCGGTTTTGGTGTTCTATGTAAACGAGCCAGCCGTTCAATTCCTGCGCCGGCATGGCGAGAACTTCGCTTGCGAATTTGCCGAGACGATCTGCGAGCGCATACACGGCGAGGAAGTCGGCGGCATCCCCGCCGTGAATCAGTTTTTTAGGTCGTCAACCCTCGGCGCGCCGTCGGCCAGGATGGCGTTTGCGACGCGTCCGACGACGTTGCTGTCCGCCTTGTTGAGTAGCGTCGGCTTGTGCTCGAGCGTGAAGAGCTTCGCGCCGTGCTCGTCCGTGGCCTTCATAATAAGAATGTCCACGAGCAGCTCCATGTCATTGTCCTTGCTGCGACGATAGAGCCGATTCTTTTCGCCGAGCGTGACCGGCGATGCGTGCACCACGAGCTTCCACTCGGGCACGTCGATTTTCCGCGTGCCGAGTGATGCGAAATGTTCCCTGACTAGGTCGATTGCTTCCATGTGTTGTGTGTGTGTTTTCTGCTGCGAAATTAGACCGTGAGCGTGCTCAGCGCGCCGTTGCCCTCGAAGGCGATAGAGCCCTCGACGATGCCGTCGAACGATGCGCTGATGTCGAACTTGGTCACGATGGCCGCGCCGGAATAGTAAACGTCGCCGGTGTCGGAGCCCTCGGGGTAGAGGTTGAGCGTGACCGAGCTGCCGATGGTGATCAGGAGCTGGCCAGCGTTCGTCTCGTCCCAGTAAAGATCGCCCGAGACGCTGAACGTCTTCATCGTCGCAAGCCGCGTGCGGTAGGTGTCGCCGATGACGGAATCCTCCACGGTGTCCGAGGAGTGGCTGAGAGCGTAGTTGCGCAGCTCGCCGATGGTGGTGCTGGAGATTTTGACGAGACCTTCTCGCCCGAGGTGGTTTGCCATGTTAGTCGGTGGTTAAATAGATGCAGTTAAAAGTATGCCGAGCCGTGCCCCAGCGGCGTTCTTCGTCGGGCTCGATCACATAGTCCACACTCGTCAAATGGAGATCCCGGCATTGGCCTCCGAGCGTCACGTCGGCGAGCACCGCGGCCTCGACCGCAGCCGAGCCGGTGTCGAAAAGGTCGTCGATCAAATACGTGCCGCTCTCGGCGGTGAAGTAATCCACGATGAGCTGGAGTTGCCTGTATTGCGTGCGGTTGCTCGGCCCGAGCGTGCGGACCTCGATCTGCTCGCTGATCGCGTAAACGGCAGCGGAGGGGAACGAGACGCTGGCAATCGTGTTGTTGCGCCCGCGGAGGATGTTTGCGGTAGGCACGACGAGCGCGCCGGTGAGAGCGTTCGCCGTCGCGGTGCGGATGTTGGTGCGTGTGCTCATGCGGCTGTTTTGATTTGCATTGCTCCGCCGACGCGGGTGAAGCCCAGGTTGACGGCGCGGTTCGCCAGAACGGCGGCGACTTTCTTTGCGGTGGTTCTGACGCGTGAATTGATCGCCGCGTCAATCATACGCTGGTAGTTCGGAATCTTCACGTTGTGAGCAGTTGCCTTGATAAACGGCTGCGGCCCGAAACTTGATTGCACCGAGCCGAAGCGTATGTTTCCGCTGGGTTGCGCCTTCAGTTTGTCGCTGAACTTTTTGTATTTCGCGCCAGTCACTTTTGCCGATGAGTTCCAGCCGCTGACGGTCCAGCCTACGCGGTCCTCGATTGTCTTTCGAACGCGTCGAAAATCCAATCCGAACGCAAGGACGCGCGGTTTGCCGCCGATTCTTCCTCGTGCGTTCTGCTGACTGCGATGGTACTTTTTGATCGCGTCTTCGCTTTCGAGTAGCGGCCTGCCGTAATAGTGCGTCAGATTCGGATTGCGGAAAAGTGCGCGCAGCTTCTCGACGTCACGGTTTCGGACGTATCGCGCCATCGACTTGTAAAATCCGCCTGCGGTCGCCTTGGCTTGCAGGTCTTGGAACACTAACGGTTCTGCGAGCCTGCTGAAGTCTGCGCGCACCGCGTTCGCGCCCTGCTGCTTGTTCTTTGGCGGCGTGAATTTCACGATGGTCTGAATCGCGTATTTCGCCTCCTCCTTGATGACAAGCCCGAGGTCCACTTTTGCCGCAAGCGCGAGCCGCGTCAGTTGAAAATCCAGCCGCGAGAAACTGGATTCGATCTCGATCATATCGTCTTGCAAACCTCGATTTCGCAGCCCGCGCCCTCGGCGTCCAGGGTCACGCGCTCGATGAAGTAAGTAATGCCAGCGCGCGAAAGCGTCTGCGTGACCTGTGGCGTGGCGCTAACGCTCGATGTCAAAAGGAACACAGTGAACTTGCTGTCGGCTCGGCGTTGGTCCTCGAACTCCGAGAACGCATCGCGCGAAGATGACCAGACGCCGGTAATGCTGTTGCCCTGATATGTGAACGAGATCCCGGCCTGCTCGAGAATCGCCGAGAAGTCGCTGTTGATTTGTGTCGGGTCGAAGTCGCGGACGGCTGCCATACTTATGCGCCGCCTGTAAAATAAAACCGCGCGTGCAGCTCCGGCCGGTTCGCGCGCAGCCACGGCTCGGCATCCTCGTAGCACCGTTGCGCGTCTTGCCCGCAGGTCTGGCTTCCGACGTGGTGCACGTAGGCCCGCGAGATGAAATGCCGGCGCTTCATGTCCGCGCATTGCACGTCGTCCGAGAACCAGTTGATCGGCGGGAAATCGACCCACGCGTCGCGGTGGACCCACGCGCAGATCGGTGCGATGACCGGCGCCTCGACGATCTGCCGTTCAGACTCGTAGCGCAGGAAGTCGATTTTCCCGCGACCGCTGCGCACGTTCTGCTCGCCGCGAGCGTAGTCCGAGCGCGTCGCGACGTAGCCGAGATCGGGCACGACCTCGCGGAGATGCGCAACATCCGCCATCAGCACGGACCAAGTCGTCGGAGTAAACACGATGTCGTCGTTGCAGACGACGACCTCCGAATGCGTTACAAAAGCGTTCCGAACTCCGAAGTTGTATGCCTCGCCGAAGCTGCCGCCGACGTTGCGGAAGATTATCACCTCGACCTTGCGCGGAACGTAGGCCGCGATTGACGCCTGCATGACCGCAAGGCATCGCGCGTTTGTCGTGCAGATCACGATTGCCGGAGGCGTGCTCACTTCGCACCTCCGAGGATTTGCTTGATGCGCTCCGCGTCGATCAGCGTTTCTCCGCTCTCGAGCACGAGCTTGTCCCAGTCGTGCGGCGGCACCATGCCGTCCTCGATCTGAACCGAGATCATCCACGGCTCTGCCGCCCGCGGCTGGTCCACGTCGTGCAGGAACTGCTTCTTCATCGCCATCGTTTCCTTGTCGTCGGAGCGAACGAGGAACACGTGCTCGACGATGCTCGGTTGCGCTGCGGTCGCGAGCCATGCCTCGCGGAAGGATACCGAGCGCGTCGAGTCGCCGAGGGTTTTCTGCGTGATCCGAATGAGCGGATGCTTGTGCCGGTGAAAGACGAGCTGCATTGCCGCTGCGTCACTCGACTGGTCCGCAAGCCGGAACGCCCTGGCAGCGAGATCGTGGCCGGCCCAGCCATACCATTTCACCTCGTGCGTCCACGGCCTGTCTTTCTCTTTTGGCTCTGGCAGCGCCAGCATCCGCGCCGCCCAGAAGCTCGCGCGCTTGCCGTCGTTCTTCTCGAAGGCGAGCATGATGACGGAGGCGATGGCCTCGCGGCACCATGGGAACACGCCGTGCGCGCCCAGAGCGAACTGCAACGCGTCGCGCCGTGACGCCACGAGCCGAGCGAGGTTGAGCTGCACCTCGTAGCGAAATGAGTCGTCGAGGTTAGGGAACGAAAGCGCGATGCGCCCGAACTGCTCCGCAGCCGTCTTGTTGCCGGCGCAGTAGTGCTCCTGATGGATGTAGAAATACTGCGTCGCCGACTCTGCCACGCTGCGCCCCAGAATCGCCAAGTTGCGCTTGCGGTTGCTCTGCTTGATTGCGACCGGCTGGTGATGCCACACCGGCGCTGTCCACTCGTTGTGCAGGTCGTTTGGCAGCAGGAGCAGATTCTCGTGCACGTCGTGATGCCAGACGCGTCCAGCCTCAAACGCCGTGCGCCGAATGATTCGCTCGCGTTGGAGCTTCTTGCCGGTGCCGCGCACGTCGTATGGGCAACGCACCATGAGCACGTCTTCCGTGAGTTCCTTGAGCTTCTGGCGGAGACCTGCGGCGTCCTTCAGAACGTCGTCGCAATCGGCCCAGACGAGCCAGTCGCCGGTCGCCTGCGCGAATGCTTGATTGCGCGCCTTGGCGAACGAATCGACGTGCTTCCACGCTCGCGCAGTGACGCCGTTACGGTAGTCCGAGAAGACCAGCGGAACCGCGTTGCGCTCGCACCAGTCGCGCGCGAGCTGTTCGGTATCGTCGGGTTCCTGCGAGCCGATGGCGCGCACCAGTGAGAGTTCGTCGATAACGCCGACGAACGAATCGAGCATGGTCTTGATGTGCGCGGTCTCGTTACCGGCAATCACGCAGAGGGAGAGTCTCATGTTGTGTTTCTCTCGGTGTGACGAATCGCGCGAGAGCGTCAAAACAAAAAGCCCCACGCGGTGAGGCGTGGGGCTCGTTCTGAAACCTAGTTTCGATTAGCTGAATTGGGTCGTTATAAGCTGCCCCGCGTTCGCGTTGACCACTTTCTCGGCGGTGTATTGCGAAGCGCGCACGATGTTCGACTTGATCGCCTCTTCGCGATAGGTCGAGACGCCAATCGCTGGGCCATACTCGGACCAGTTGAGCGTGAAGCCCGCGCCGCCACCGAAGAAGCCGGCGGAAGCATCGGTGACCGAGCCGACCCAGATCAGAGTGTTGGACCAGACGTTACCGGCAGCGAACGCCACGCCTTCGGGAGCGGTGTCGTAGCTGGCGCGGCCGATCAGGACCTCAGAGACGCCGAAGACTTCAGCGGCGGCCTGCGTGGAGGCGTTCAGGATCGTGTCGGACGAGATGCCAGCGCCGCGGAGGCGGTTCTGGAATTTCGTCGAGGCGCGGATGCGGGTCCAGACGGCGTAAGGAATCACGACCCTGAGGTTGCTCGTGCTCTCACCCTTTGCGAGCAAGCGGTCGATCGCCTCCTGGACGTCGGCTCCGGCATCGAACGTCGCCAAATTGGCGACCGTGTAAGCGGTGCCAGAGTTGGTCGCCGTGAACGTGGTATTGTCGAAGATTTTCGCAGCGACGCGAAGCTCGTGCGCGAGGAGCAATTTCCGTTTCGCGAGTTTCGCGGCGATGACTTCCGCGTCGAAGAAGCGGGCGACGTCGAGCGTGACGGTATCGTCAACGGCCTCTTCGTAACCGTATTCCAGAGCGGTGTAGGTGTCTTGGTTAAACGCACGCGTGCCGCGGGCGAACGAGCCGTAGGGAGCGCGGTTCTTCACGTCGCTCTTGAGGAGCTGGCCCTCCTTGAGGACGAAGGAAGGATACTGACCGGCGCGCACGGGCACGTCGAGGATGGGCATGACGGCGGTGCCGATGAGCCCGGCCTCGTAGTCCTTGGCCTGCTCGACTACACCGGCGATGTCGCCGCGGAAGATGGCTGCAGAATTAGTATACATGGTAAGATTTTTTTAGGGTTTAGAAGTTCTTCGGGAGAATCTCGATGATCGCCGAAGCGTCGGACGCGGTCGTCAGCGACTTGCCCACGGTGATCGTGCCGGTGATGGCTACGGTGCCGTTGGCGGTGGTGAAGAGCGTGTCGCCCACGGTGACCGGACCAGCGAGCAGAGTCGCCTTGATGGTCGTGCCACCGAGGAACTGAACGCTGATTTGATCGCCCGAGGCAGCGTCGATCAGAGCGACGCCATCAGGCAGAGAAGCGGTGGCGGCAAGACCGACCCCGCGGTTGGAGGAAATGGACACGAGGCGGAACGCGGTGATAGCCGAGTTCGCGACGAAGGTGCCCGCATTTTGGAATGAAGTAGCCATGGTAGTAGTTTAGAGTTTGACGATTTCGCCGCCCTGCACGCGCGCACGATAGGCGGCGTAAAGGTCGGCATGGTTTTTGATCGCGAACGAGATGGCCGCGGATTTGTCGCCCTTCAGCTCGGTAGCTTTGGCGGCGACGACTTCCTCGAACTTCTGCGCTTGCGCGACTGGTTTAGGAGCTTCGGCCGAGGCGATCGGAGCGGCTGGCGCACCGAAAGACTTGGCAAATTCTTTGACCGCAGCGAGAGCGGCGGTGTTGGCCGCGAGCTGCACGACGTCAGTCTGTGCGCTCATGGCGGCGGGTTTCTCGACCGGAGGAGGAAGCGCGGCTTCGAGCTTCGCTAGCTTGTCGTTCATGCTCATCATAGCGGATTGGATCATCCCCTCGATGGCTTTCTTCATTTCGTCGTTCATAGGTAATTCGATTTCGATTTTTGCTTCTGGCTGCTCAACTTCGCCGCTCTGAAGTTGTTTCAGTTTACGAGAGAAAAATCCGTTCGGGTTCGCGGCAGGTTCGCTGACGAGATCGACCGAGTAGATTTCCGAGCACCTTTGCAAAGTCGTGAGCTTGTCCGCGCTCTTTTCCGATGGACCCGAGAACGCAATCGAGAGCCCGAACGTGTCGGGAATCCGCTCGGCAATCTCCAGGATGTAGCCGCGATGAGGCGACGTTTCGAGCAAGTGCAAATCGCCCAGGAGCTTCTCGCCCTCTATGCGTAGCGTGTCGATATAACCGACGATGTCGCCCGCGCCGCCCGAGTGGTCGAGCTTTACCTTGAGCCCGCCCGAGTATTGCTCCGCGGCCTTCTTAACCTGCTCCAGCGTCTTGTCGTCGATCATCACGCCGTGCCCCAGCGCCGGCCCTTTAGTGATCAGCGAGACGCCGCGGATGATGCCGGTCTCTGCGTCGATGACGCCGGCGGAAGCTGCGAATGTGATGACGTGTTCCATCGCCAAGGCGATGGCCGTCAAAATCAATCCTGCTGCTTCGCCTCGCGCCGCCAGCGCCAGAGCAGAAAAGCAATGCCGAGGAGCGTGCCGACAAGCGCTGCGACCTCGTTGACCTGCGATAGCGAGACCATCGCCGCGGCAGGCGTTGCGGCGGTAAGGATGGCTCGTGTGTTGTCAGCGTTCATTTTGATTTCCGCGCCATGCGGTCTCCGAACCACCAGCCGACGCAGTTAAACGCCGCGAAGTTAATTTGCTCCACCATCGGCGCGCGCTCCGGTCCGACTGAGTGGAAGTAAACGACGGTCGCAACGCCGACGAGCGTGAGCGTTATGAACGGCCGGAACATGGTGATCACGTTCGCGCACCACGGCGACACGTTGCTCGGCACGGTCGCAGCCTGCTGGCTTGCCGTGAACGCCGCCCACGCTGCGGCGTCCGCTGCAATGCCCGCCATCGTCTTCGCTTCCTCGAGCTTTCGCGCGTGGTCCTTGCCGGCCTTGTATTCTTCGAAGAATCCGTTGCCGATGCGCAGAATAACTCCGAGCGCGCCACCGCCCAGAGCGTTGCCGATTAGGTCGAGGACGTTCATTTTTTGTTAAACAAGTCGAACAGACTTTTCATCTTTTCCTCGAGCACGGCCACGCGCAGATCGAGCTTTGAGAGCACGATGATGAGCGTGATCATGCCGAGAAAAATGGGCCAGCCCTTCACAAGTATTTCAAGCGCGTCCATGCACTAGGGCTGGCTGTAACTCTGGCGCTCACGCCGGCTTGTCAGCAGCGGCAGCGGCCTTGAGTTGTTCAATCTCCGCCAGAGCGGCGGCGAGTGAGTCCACGAGCAGAGTCAAACTCTGCTGCTGGAGTTGCGATACGATGGCGTTTTTGTGTTCGTCTTTGGTCATGGGAAATTAGGCAGGAAGCTCAAAGCCAGCATTGACGGCAAGGACAGCCGCGAAAGCGTCGTCGTTCGTCCACGCCGCGCATTGTTCAGCCGTAGCCGCAACAAGCCCGATGGCCATGATCTCCGCTCCGTCAGCATCGAGAAGATGGCAGTCGGCAACGGCAGTTGGGGCGGAGTAGTTCACATAGCGCACGGAAAAAACGGTCCCAATTTTGGGAGCGTTGGGAGAGCCCATAGTGTATGGAGCGATTGGGATGTTTGTCATAGTGGAAAATGTTATGCAATAGTCGCCAGGTAAGAGCCCGTCACCATCCAGCCGCGAGTCGTGACATAAACGAGCGACACCGTGTCGCCCGCGTTGTTGAACGTGACGGTGCTGAATCCGGTCTTGGTCGTAGGCGTGAGCACACCCGTGCCGAGCGTGCCCTTCACGTCGTGGACGATGGTCAGCCGCTGCCCATCCACGCCATTTGCCAGTGTCAGGGCGTTGGCGGCTCCGGTGGACGTGAACTTGACCAAGCTCGTCGTGATCGGGATTGCGCCCGCGCCGCTCAGGGTGGTGGAGGCAGTGATGAGTGGGCCGGTGGTCGTCACCGATCCATTGATCGTCATTGCGCCTGTCGTCTTGGCTACGGTGATGCGATCAGTCGTGGCTGTGTTGTCTCGCACCACAAATTCACCCGCATTGGTGGCATTCGTGGAAATGCTCCATTGTTGCTGAGAGCCACCACCAAGCCCACTCGTCAGGTAAACGATGGGCGAGGCATTTGCATTAACTCCTGATACCGTAATCGCAGGAGCCGCAGTAGCTCCCGCCACGCTCAGGTTGCCGCCCGTCGTCACCGCGCCCGCGAAGGTGGCTCCGCCCAAAAATGTGCTAGTTCCATTGCTCAGGAGTTGCACGCCAACCGTAGTTCCATCCGCCCGAAGGATATCAAGATACCTGTCCACGGCGCTTGCTCCATAAATAGCAACTCGACCGTTGGTCGGATCAAGATCGACGCGACCAGCTACCGACCCAAGGCGCGCATTACCTGCAGAACCCGCAAGAATGGAAGATGACAAGGTAGTCACCGTAGACCCAAACATACTCGCCGCCCCCGCGTAGATACCGCCTGCGACTTGGAGGGCTCCGGTGCCGACTCCGGTGGATGCTTCTGTTGAGCCTGCGTTAATCTTCCCCCCGCCAATCGCCACGTTCGTCGCCGCCGTGCCGTTGCCGATGGTGAGTGCGCCGACGGTGCTGGAGGAGGCGGAGGTGGTTAGTGGAATGTTTACTGCACTCCCAGAAACCGTCAGCTGGTCCGCACCTGCGGCGTTTACGCGAAAACCCAGTGAAGACCCGCCAAAGCTGGTAGTGAGTCGGGTTGTTGCCGATGTGTTGGAAATGGTTAGTCCGTAACTTCCAGCCCCACCCGTCATAGCGAACGTGCCAGAACTGAATGATGCGTCACCAGC